ATCAATCATTGGCTACCAAGTATCGGCGCAGAAGCGGCTGAACAAGCTTGGCTTGACAAACAAACAATGCAAAAACGTCAGTCTGCAATGGTTATGAGCGATATTCAGCCTTACATTAGCCAAATTGACGGTTCTGTTATTAACTCTCGTTCAGTACACAGAAATCATTTGCGTGAACACAAATGTATTGAAGTTGGCAACGAGCAACAGAAGCAAACAGCACAAATACCAAGACATGACCCTGCGCTAAAGCAGCGGATTATTGAGGCTACGAACAAACGACTAGGTTATTAACTTTCCGACTACTTGGAGAATGAAATGGGTTTAAGAGATGCACTAGAGGAACAATTTGACGCAGCCGAAGATGGTACGCTAGAAACTCCGGTTGAACGTGAAATTGAAGTAAACAATGACCCCATTGCACAAGAAGCAGAACGAAATGAACGTGGGCAATTTAAGTCTAGGGAAGAACCGCAAGAAATTCAAGCGGCAGAACCCGTAGAAGAAGCCCCACGGTCTAACCTACAGCGTCCAACAACATTTAAGAAAGAATATTTGCCTATTTGGGAGAAAATGGCTGCTGGTCAGCAACTTACCCCAGACGAAAGCATCAAGTTTGCTGAATACGCAGGCAATATTCGTGAAAATGAATTTAAGAAAGGTGTAAGCACTTACAAGGCTGAAGCAGACAATGCTAAGTCTTTGATGGAAGCTATTAGCCCTTTCATTCCTGACTTACAGAAACAAAACATTCACCCAGCGGCGTGGATTAATAACCTTGGTCGGGCGCACATGACGCTGACTAATGCCCCGTATGAGGAAAGAGTTAAGCTATTTCATAGGCTTGCAGCCGATTATGGAATACAATTAAATCAAGAGCAGGGGCAATATCCCCAGCAGCAACAACAAGCTGCTGACCCGTATACCCAGCAATTGTTGCAGCAACTTCAATATGTAAACCAAGAAGTCAGCACAATCAAAGGGCGGTACGAGCAAGAAGAAAATACAAGGCTAATGTCAGAAATTAGCCAAGTTGCACAAGATGTAAAGAATTACCCTCATTTTGAGGAAGTCAGGGAACAAATGGCTCAACTACTTGAGCGAGGTTTGGCTACTGACTTAAAAACGGCTTATACGAAAGCTGTGCGTTTAGAGGATAGCGTGTGGGAAAAAGAGCAACAACGTATGTTGCAACAATCCCAAACGCAATCTAACAAACGTCAGCAAGTAGCACGAGCCAAAGCGATTGCAGTTAGTCCACGGTCTGTTACACCGAACGGCGTGGTAGCTTCAAGCGATAAAAAGGATAGGCGGTCAATGCTTGATGAACTTGTGAGTTCCAGCATGGGCGGTCGTTTTTAACTTTAATTAAGGAAATATCATGGCATTTGCTAACAGCGCAATTACCGATATTATCGCTACTACCATCCAAAGCCGTAGCGGTGAATTGGCAGACAACTTGACGAACAACAACGCTTTGCTGCGCCGTTTGAAGTCAAAAGGTAACGTAAAACCCTTCTCAGGTGGTAACGTGATTTTGGAAGAAATCATGTACAACGACCCGAACACAAACAACGCTAACTCGTATTCGGGTTACGAAGTTTTGAACATTTCTCCTGACAGCCCAATTTCGGCTGCTCAATTTAGCATCACCCAATATGCAGACAGCGTAACAATGTCTGGCTTGGAAATGCTGCAAAACTCAGGCAAAGAACAAATCATTGATTTGCTTGATGGTCGTATGCAAGTTTCTGAAGCACGTTTGCTTAACCGTATTAGCACCGATATTTACGGTGACGGTACAGGCAATGGCGGCAAGAACATTACTGGTTTGGCTGCTGCCGTTCCTGATGTTCCAACTTCAGGCGTTTACGGTGGTATTGATCGTGCTACTTGGACATTCTGGCAGTCAAAGAAATACTCTGGCGTGACAGACGGTGGTGCAGCAGTTTCAGCACTAAACATTCAGAAATACATGACTTCGCTTGCCATTCAATTGGTGCGTGGTAATGATAAAGCTGACTTGATTGTTGCTGATAACAACTACTACAGCCTGTATGTTCAGTCACTCCAAGCTATTCAGCGTATTACGTCTGAAGAATCTGGTGCTGCTGGTTTTGCAAGCCTGAAATTCTACGGTGGCGGTACTTCTGCTGACGTAGTGCTGGACGGTGGTGTTGGTAACTCGTGTACCGCTAACCATATGTTCTTCCTGAACACCAATTACATTTTCCTGCGCCCTCACAAAGAGCGTAATTTTGTGCCAATTGGCGGTGAAAGACAGTCCATCAATCAGGACGCCGTGGTCAAGCTTTACGGGTGGGCCGGAAATCTCTGCACATCAAACAGCTTCCTCCAAGGCGTGTTAATTGCCTAACTCATTGTCATAAAAGGAAATTATCATGGCATATTCAGTAACCCCTTTGGCTGGCATTGATTTGACCAGCACAGTAACAACCAATCTTAATTCGGCTGGGACTGCCGTTCCTACGATTGGCCCTCTTGGTCTGGAAGTGTTTGGTTCAGACGGTAAGTTGTATGTTTTGGGTAAAGCCAACGCATCAATTTCTGCTTCAACCGCAGTTTGTACTGTTGACCCAGCAACTTTCTTTGTTACTGCTACTGGTGGTGCTTACACAAGCCCCGCTGTTGCATTAACAAGCGGTCAGTATGCTTGGTTTAGCAAAGCTTCTGTTTAAGATGTAAGTAGTAGGCTGGGGTTATCCTTGACGGGGTAACCCCTTTTTTTCTTGTTTTAATCTCAACCACTTGAGGAATTAAAATGGCAATCCAAAGCGATACTAACAACGCAGACGCACGTTTAGTAGCAATCTTTTACAAAAAACCGCTACAAAACAACTTTAAGACAGAGCAAGAAGGCAGACCAATTTTCGATGAAGTCGATATGGTCAAGGTCTATATTGCTGGTGACAGTTTGAGCGTTATTGATACCCTTGTACGGGAAGACCACAAAACACGGTTTCCTATGCAATGGGCTAACTTTATGAATAAAACTGGCAATGACCCACATTTGTCGGGTACGCCATTAATTCATTGGCCTTTAATCTCAGCCGCACAAGCTGAAGAACTAAAAGCACTCAAATTCTTTACTGTTGAAAACGTAGCAGCAGCGTCAGACGCTCAATTACAGAAAATCGGTATGTTGGCAGGTATGTCACCACACGCTTTCCGTGACCGAGCCGTTAACTTTCTTCGGATTGCTAAAGAAGAATCTAGTGCAAACCAGCATGAAGAAGAAATCCGCACTTTGCGGGACGAAAATGCTAAAATTAAAGCTGAAACTGATGCGAAGTTAGCCGAAATGCAAGTTCAAATGGCTAATATACTTGCGGCAGTTGGTGAAAAGAAGCCGAGGGGACGCAAACCCAAGGAAGTAGAACCAGCCGAGGTCTAAAATGTCGCAAACAATGCTTCAACTTGTTCAACAAGTTACAGCCGAACTAAACTTAGCCGTTCCAACTTATGTAGCAGGCAATCCTTCCCAAGACGTTCAACAAGTCTTGGCATTGCTAAACGCTGCTGGGTATGAACTGACCAAAGAATACGATTGGCAAGCATTGGAAAAAGAGTATCGGTTTTATACAAACTACGTTAATACCGTAGGTTCTTGCGTACAAAACGAATACAAAATTACTGGCATTCCATCTACGGCTGGTTTGTCCAGTAATTTCATGGTAACTGGAAACAGTTTCCCGCAAGATACCTACATCACTTCTGTCGATTCGCTTACGCAGGTTACGGTAAGTCAAAAATGCTCTGCTACTCAAATTCAGCAAAGCGTTTTGTTTTCGCAAACTATTTACCCGTTGCCAACAGATTTTGAAACCATTACGGATAACACGCAATGGGATAAGTCGAAACATTGGCAGATGCTAGGTGCAGAAGATGCACAGCAATGGCAATGGCTAAAGTCTGGGTATATTTCGACAGGCCCACGGATTCGGTGGCGTATTTTAGGTGGCACGTTTCAAACGTGGCCTCCTATGAATACATCTGAATATTTAGGATTTGAGTATCGTTCTAACGGTTGGGCAATTTCGTCAACAGGTACGGTGCAGCAGCAATTCATTGCTGACACGGACACAACGCTGTTTGATGACCGCTTGATGGTGCTTTACACCAAGCTTAAATATTTTCAAGTTAAGTCTTTTGATACAACAGCTTTGACGCAAGACTATATGCGTTACTTGAGCATTATTAAAGCTAATGACAAAGGTTCACCAAACTTGTCGTTTGCACCACAGCCTGCACGAGTTCTCATTGGCTACGCAAATATTCCTGATACTGGCTATGGGTCGTAGCCATGCAGCCAAAAACCAAAAAGGCAATTACTGCTAGTCTGGCTTCACCGATTGGCGGCTGGAACGCTAGAGATTCGTTAGCCAACATGAACCCTTTAGATGCGGTTCAGTTAATCAATTTCTTTCCGACTCCGACTGATGTAACTTTGCGCCAAGGTTTTACTAAATACTCGCAAGGATTGGTTGGTGCGGTAAATAGCGTAATGAGTTATGACGGGGCAACGACTGAAACTCTGTTTGCAGCGGCTAACGATAAGATTTTTAGGTGCGACTCGCCTACAGCCGTGTCTGTGTTTACTGGCTTGCTAAACTCAAAGTTGCAGCACGTTAATTGCAGCACTATCGGCGGTCAATTTTTGTCTGCGGTCAACGGTGAAAACCAAGCCCTTTTGTACGATGGTACAAGATGGTTTACGCTGGCTGCTACTGAAACGCCAGTTGTCATTTCGACCATTACACGCTTGGCAACATTAGCTACTGCTACTACAGCCACGCCACACAGTTTGCAATCTGGCAATCGGGTAATCATTACAGGGTGTACGCCTGCTGACTACAACGGCACTTACGTTATTACGGTTACAAGCGCAACTACATTCACTTACCAGTTAGCAGTCACACCAGCGTCAAACGCAACGGTTGTTGGCACTTATACGGTACTTGGCATTACAGGCGTAGATTCGTCTACGTTTGTTCATGTAAACCTGTTCAAAAACCGCCTGTATTACACCAAGAAAGACAGCTTAAAGGTCTATTATTTAGGCGTTAATGCTATTGCTGGCGCAGCAAGTGAATTGGATTTTGGCGGGATTGCTCGAAATGGTGGTTTTATTCAAGCAATGGGTACTTGGACAATTGACGCAGGACAAGGCGTAGACGATTACGCTGTATTTGTCACAAGCATGGGTGAAGTCATCGTTTACAACGGTACAGACCCATCAGATGCGACAACATGGGCGTTAAAAGGTGTTTGGCAACTTGGTCAGACCTTTAATCGGCGGTGTTTCTTTAAATGGGGCGGCGATTTACTGTTACTGACTCAAGACGGGTTAGTGCCATTAGCTTCTGCGCTTCAATCTAGCCGATTAGACCCACGCATTAACCTGACTGATAAGATTTACTACGCTGTATCGCAAGCTGCGACTGACTTTTATGACATTTTTGGTTGGCAAATTAATTATTTTGCTAGTCAAAATATGCTGATACTAAACATTCCTACTGATGTGGGTAACGAACAGTATGTGATGCACACCATTACAAAGTCATGGGCTAAATTTACAGGCATTAACTCGCATTGCTACGAGGTGCATGGCAAAGCAGGAATGTACTTTGGCTCAAACGGGTATGTGGGTAAGTTCTGGGACGGATTTAGCGATGCAGGGTCAAACATTGCTGCGACTGCACAACAGGCTTATTCTTATTTTGGGATGCTAGGGCAATTAAAACGATTTACCCTAGTTAGACCTATCCTACAGACGTACAACGGCGTACCGACTGTTTTATGCGGTTTAAGCGTAGATTACGACACCCAGCCACAGATTAATCAAATTTCATTTAATCCATCTATTGTAAATATTGGAAAATGGGATATTTCCTTGTGGGATAAGGCTAATTGGGGCGGTGGATTGGTTGTGACTAAGCTATGGCAAGGCGTTACAGCCATTGGATTTTCGGGTTCAGTCAATATGAACGTAGTTTCATCTGGCATTGAGTTTCATTGGGTGTCTACGGATTATGTAATGGAAGCTGGAGGGGTTCTTTGAGGCGTATTACGACTGAGAATCAGCCTTTATTGGCAGAAGTTTTAGCCAGAACTACGCATTGTCATTATCCGTCTAACCTGCAATGTATTGGTCAAGAAGTAGACGGGGAAATTGTTGCGGTAATTGGGTATAGCAACTTTTTACCCAAAGCGTGTGAAATTCACGTTGGTTCAATTTGTGGGAATTGGGCAACAAAGGATTTGTTATGGGCGGCGTTTGATTACCCCTTTAATAAATTAGGACTCAAGGTTATACTAGGTCAAGTCTGTGGCGATAACAAAGAAGCTATCAGACTAAACCGACACCTTGGTTTTGAAATTGTTGCTGAAATTCCTGACGCTCACCAATTCGGTGATTTAGTGATTATGGCAATGAAACGTGAGCAATGCAGATGGTTAAACATCAATTGCGACTTGCGGAAACTAAAAGGGGTTTGACATGGGTGGTGGTGGATTTCTAGGATTAGGGCCTGCGCCAAGAGCGCCAGATGCGCCTAATTATGTTGGGGCAGCACAAGCAACAGCACAAGGCAATCTGGAAGCGGCTCAAACGGCTGCTGCCGCTAACCGTGTTAATCAAGTTACGCCATACGGCAATTTAGATTACACGCAATCTGGTACAGATTCGCAAGGCAATCCTACTTGGACTGCAACAACAAGTTTATCGCCTACTGGTCAATCGCTTCTTAATGCTCAAAACAGCACAAGCCTTGGCTTGTCTGATATGTTTAATACGCAATTGGGTAATGTAAGCAATGCGATTAACAACGGATTTAATCCTAGTTCAGTACCCCAAGGCGTTAGCATTCCTCAATATCAAAAAGTAAGTGCTGGCCCACAATTACAAACAGACGTTGGCGGCACAGGAATGCAAGGATGGGATCAAGCAAGTGCTTTGATTATGTCCCGTCTTGCCCCTACGATTGCTCATCAAAATGAACAGTCTGACGCTCAATTAGCCAATCAGGGTATTCAAGTTGGTTCGCAAGCTTATGCCAATGCTAAACGAGTGCTTGCACAAAGCCAAAACGATTTACTAAACCAAGCGCAAGTTGCTGGTCAAGGCGTACAACAAAACTTGTTTGGTCAAAACCTAGCTGCTGGTCAATTTGGCAATCAGGCTCAAAACCAGATGTTTGGCAATCAGGTAACTGGTACGCAAGTTAACAACGCTACTGGTAACACGCTGTTTGGCAATCAAATGGCTGCTAACCAGCAAGCGTTTAACCAAGATTTGACCAAGTATCAATTGCCATTAAATATGCTTAACGCATTGAGAACTGGCGCACAAGTAACTAACCCAACATTCTCAAATGTGCCACAACAAGCAACGACTACTGGCGCAGACATTATGGGCGCTACTAATGCTGCGTCCAATTATGAATTGGCTAACTTTAATGCTGCTAACGCTGCACAAGGCGGCATGAATAGCGGTTTATTTGGTCTTGGTGCTGCTGGGATTATGGCTTTGTCTGACATTCGTTTGAAAGAAAATGTTAAGCCAATTGGTGCGATTAACGGCATTAACTTGTATGAATTTGAATACAAACCAGAATTTGCAAATCATCCGTTTGCAGGACATGGCAAGCAAATTGGTGTGATTGCTCAAGAGTTACAGTCTGTGCGACCAGATGCGGTTTCCGTACATTCAAGCGGCTATTTGATGGTCAATTATGGGGTTTTAAATGGATAATCCATACACTTCAGCGTATGCGCCACAAATGATGGCTGACCAACAATATCAGCCGATTATGCAAGATATTCGGGCGCAACAAGCGTTTCAAAATCAGCTTGGTCAGCAACAGAATCAAATGATGCAGCCACAGCAGCAGCAAAGTAATCCTATGGCATTGGCGCAAGCTTTGATGAAATACAAAGGCGCACCAAGTCAGCCTGTTGACCCAACTGCACCCAGCGGATTAGATAAATTTCAAGGCTGGTTAAGTAGCGTCACAGCACCAACTCCATATGACATTCAAGGGCTGTAATCATGGCTGAAAATCCATTTTTGGGTTCTGCTAACCCTCAACAGTTTATTCAACAACAGCAGATTTTGCCGCCAGAAATGCAGCAAGAAAGCCGTGACATTAGCAGGCAACAACGTCTTGCTGATATGTTGACAGGGCAAGTGTTTAATCAGCCGCAAGGTCAAATGGTGTCTGGGCGTTATGTTGCGCCCTCTTTCTTTCAAAACATTCTTCCATTAGCGCAAGCATATGCGGGTAATGTTGTTAACGAACGAGCAGGGGCTAAACAAACTGCATTGGCTCAAGGCTTGCGTGAACGTCAAGTTAAAGACGCTCAATTGTTTAGCGAAGCAATGTCTGGAGTACCTGCTGACCCCAATACTGGTAGACCCTCTATTGCGCCTGATTACAAGGCAGCAATTAACATTGCTCTAAACTCATACGACCCTGCTATTCGTGCCGAAGGTTTGGCAATGATGAAGGGCATGAAGTTAGGCGAAGGTGAAACATTCCAGCGCATGAATTTTGGCACAGGAAAAATGGAAACTGTTGCATCAGGCGGTGCAAAAATGCCTGATACGATTAAAACTGCTGCAATGACGCTTGGTTTGCCTACTGATTCGTCTACTTGGACACCTGCACAAGTGCAAGCAGTTAACAATCAAGTTATGGCATTAAAGCGTGCTGGCGGTACTAATGTTTCAATTACCCAAAGCACAGGCAAATCATTAGCTGGTGAAGTTGGCCCGATTCTTAAAGAATCTGTTGCACAAACTCAGGGCGCATATAGAACTTTAGATTCTGCTGATAAGATTTTGACAGCATTAGAATCAAACAACATGATTACAGGCCCTCTTGCTACTCAACGCATACAAGCAGGTCGTTTAGCCACTTCATTAGGATTTGCAGGAAAAGACGAAGGGCAAAAACTTGCTAATACACAACAAGCCGTTCAAGGTTTGGCAGGTTTAGTTCTTGCTGGTAGACAACAAATGAGAGGTGAAGGTGCTATTTCTGCAAGTGAAAGCACAATTGCTGAACGTGCAATGTCTGGCGATATAAACATGACACCTGCTGAATTGGCTATGTTGGCAAATGCGGCAAAACGTGTTGGTCAATATCAAATTCAAACGCATAACCAAAGGCTTGAGGCAATGAAAGCTGACCCAGAATTAAAAGGACTTGTTCCTTTCTATTCTGTATCGCCAATGAGTGCGCCAGCTACGCCAGCAGCAGCAGGAACACCTGCGGCAACGCCAGCAATGAGTGCGGCAGATAAGATTATTGGGGGTCAATAATGGCAACACCTGACCAATATGCACAATGGATTGTTGCCAACGAAGCTAAAAAAGGTACGCCTGAATTTGATACTGTAGTTCAAGCGTATCAAGATGCTAAGAAATTAGAAGGGCAAAAACTTGCATTACAGCAAGGCAGTAGCACAAGCGTCATGGATAAAAATCCAGAACAACGTGACATATTGCCTATGCTCAAGCAAAGCGCAATCAAAGGTGTTGCTGGTCTTGGTGACATGGTTGTGGGGTTTCCTGAAGACGTAAAGCGTTTGTATAACTACGCTACGACTAAAGACGCACCAGTACCGCAAAAATACCAGCCTATTACCGATAGGTTAATTGCTAATCAAACGCTTGTTCCGCAAAACGAACCAAACACGCCTGTTTTAAAAGTAGCAGATTTTGTTACTCAACTTGGCGTAAGTGGTGGGGTTAACCCTTATACGGTTGGTAAATCATTACTAACTAAAACTTTGCCACAAGCAAGTTTAGACATTGCAAAACAGTTTGGTCGTACTGGTGCAATGGGTACGGTTGGTTCTGCTGGTTCTCAATTAGCAGAATCAATTAATCCTCAAAACCAATTTTTGCAAGCTGCTGGCGCAATGATTCCAATGGCGGCACTAGGAACTGGTTTAGCAATTCGTGGCACACCAAGTTCTGTAGCAAACACGGCTCTTAGAGGTGCTACCCCAGAACAGTTAAGAATGGCTGACATTCTTTTAAAACGCTCGTATGCTGAAGGCGCACCATTAACGGGTGCTGAAGCCATTGCACAAGTGACAGGCGGTAGTTCAATACAGAATTTGCAGCGGATTGTAGAAAGTTCGCCAAAAGGTTCTGCGGTTATGACTCCGTTTATGACGCAACGACCAGCAGGCAACGCACAATACTTTGGACGAGTGGCAGACGAAATTAGCCCAGTATCAGGCGGCTTAGACGTTCCAGAGCGTATGCAAGTTACAGCTAAAAAATCTATTGAAGATGCAAGGCAACAAGGTAATGCAGCAGCATCACCATTTTATCAATCATCAGCCAATCAGTTAGTAGACAATTCAACAATGGTCAGCCTTATTAGTGACCCTGCAATTGCACAAGCTGTAAAAGCGGTAATGAAAGACCCGTATTACAGAGTAACAAACGCAAACCCAAATTCAATTCAAGTATTTGATGCGGCAAAAAAATATTTAAACGATAAGTCTAGCGAGTTTGCAAGATCAGGCAATAACAATGCGGCAGATGTTGCTTCGGCAGCAGCTAGAACAATTACGTCTAATATTGACGTAATTTCGCCTGCGTATCAACGTGCTAGGGGTATTGTTCAACAAAACATGACTGATGTTGTTGAACCAATGCAAAAATTGCCGCTTGGTAAAATTGCTGAAACTACTGGATATGGCGAAGATATTGCTGGCGCACAAAGAAATGCGTTAATGCCTACTGACCCAAAAGCATTAAGCCCAAATGAAATTCGTAAAACGGTAGAAATTTTAAATCGTACAGACCCGACTGTTGCAAAAGATTGGACAAGGCAAAACCTTGAAAGTTTGTTTGCTCAAAACACTCAAAACTTACAAAGTGGCGCAAATCAAGCTGGCGGGGCTAAATTTATTACTAACGTGGCTGGACAGCCTTGGCAAAGACAAAATTTAGAAGCGTTAATTACCGAATCGGCTGGCCCACAAGCATGGAAAGGCTTTCAAGTGTTTGGCGAAGTAATGGAAGCGCAAGGCAAGCGTCAAGGTCAAGGTTCTAAGACTGCTTCTAACATTGAAGCGCAGAAAGAATTGAAAGGCGGCGGTGTTGCTGGTTTGGCTACCGTACCATTCAAGCCAAGCACAATCCGTAACTGGTTAGAAGATTTTAGATTTGGCAGAAATACTGACCAATTGGCTAAAATGCTAACTGATCCTGACAGCGTTAATTTGTTTAGACGTTTAGCTAAGAGTGACCCTAAATCGGCTACTACACAAGCTGTTGTGGATACGTTAGTTGGCGGCAATATTGGCAGTAATCCAGAAATTAAAGAGGAAAAATAATGTCAAGAAACGGCAGCGGTACTTATGCGCTACCAAGCGGCAATCCAGTAGTCACACAGACTACGATTAGTTCGACATGGGCAAACAATACGCTGTCGGACATTGCTAACGCTTTAACGCAATCTGTTGCGGCTGATGGTCAAACGCCGATGACAGGCCCGTTAAACATGAATACGCTAGGTATTAATAACCTAGCTAATCCTGTTGCACAAACTGATGCGGTCAATTATCAGACGTTTTTAGCTGGAAACTTTGCTACAAACGCTGCAATTACGTTGCCAGTTGGCACAAGCGCACAACGTCCAAGTATTCCCGCAACAGGGATGATTCGATATAATACCGTAGGTAGTGGCTTTGAGGGCTACACCCCATCAGGTTGGTCTACGATTAGTAGCGGTGCAACGGGTGGCGGTGGAGATCAAATTTTTGTTCAAAACGGACAGACTGTGACTACAGACTATGCAATTCCTGTAAATTTCAATGCAATGTCAACTGGCCCTGTAGCGATTGCTTCGGGCGTTACCGTAACAATCCCGTCCGGTAGTGTCTGGGCAATTATCTAAGGAACGATTATGGCTGGTCAAATTGGCTTAAAAGCACCAAGCGGCGGCACAGTTACGCTAAATGCAGCAGATACGGCAAGCAACTTTACGCTTACGCTACCTGCTGCTGCTGCGACTGTTTTAGCTTCGCCTGCTGCGTCTGCGTCTGTGATTAACACGGTGACTAACAAGATTCCCGTTGTCATTGGCGGCGTGACTTACTACTTGTTGGCTTCTACGTCAGCACTATAAGGAAAGAACATGACAGCCAAGAACGAAACCTTTGACATGGATATTGAGTTAGCTCATAGCCTGTTTGAGTATCGTGACGGTGCTTTGTACTGGAAGGCTGACGTTGC